ACTGTAGGAAGAGCTGATAATGTACTTGATAACATTGGTGCCATTTGCGGACCATTTGAAATTGGACCTGTCGAAGAAGTAACAAACATTCCAACAGAGCAGGACCTCATCAATGTATTTGGTGAGCCCAAGACTGCAGACAGACAATATGAGTATTGGATGAGTGCATCATCTTATCTCTCATATGGCGGCGTCCTTAAGGTCGTTAGAGCAGATGATGATGATCTGAAGAATGCTAACGCAGGTGTAGGTATTGCAAGCACAAGCGTTAAGATTAAAAACTACGACGACTATACTAATAACTACGATACTGCAACTGATTTCTACTGGGCTGCTAAGAACCCAGGATCATGGGCAGAAAATCTGAAGGTTTGCTACATCGACGATGCTGCTGACCAAACACTTGGTATTACTACCACTAACGTTGCTGCCTTAGGTGGTGTTGTTGGCGCTGGTGTTACTGCAGCAGTTACTGGAGTTCTTCCTGGATCAGGAACGACTTCTGTATTCACAGGATATGTAAAAGGTATTATCACTGGCGTTTCTACCAGCGGAACAACTAGTTCGGTTGATGTTAAAATCGTCTCCAGAGTTGACTCTGCTGGAACTGAAACAAGAATCGATTATGCAGAAGGTGATGCATTTGCATCCTTCGGTACTTCAGTCGGTGCATACTTCGTAGGTTCAGACGGAGCAAATGATAACTCTGGAAATACTCCTGCAACCGCAGTTGACTGGTATGATCAACAGACCTTAGGTCTTACTAATTCTACCATTTACTGGAAAACTTTAGCACCAAAACCTGGTACTAGCGTTTACGTTGATGACAGGCAAGGGCATAGTGATCAACTTCACATCGTGGTTGTTGATGATACTGGAGATGTAACTGGCATCAAGGGCAATATCCTTGAGAAGCACGTTGATCTTTCTAAGGCAAGTGACGCTGTTTCTAACGTTAATGCACCTCAGAAGACATACTTTAAAGATTACCTCCGCGATCTTTCTGCTAACATCTATGCAGGAAAGGATCCTCTGGCAGCAGCTGATGCTCACCACGGAACCACACCAGTAGCAACTGGATTTACTGCATACACTGGAGTACCAGCTGCATCTTTCACTGCAGATACTGGAGCATCTAACCAGTCTGGAACGATTGCACAAGACAAACAGTTCCTTGCTATCGGTAATAAGACTTACAACCTCTTGGGTGGTAACGATTATCAGAGCACTGGTGGAGACGGTTACAAGGCAGACCTTGGAAAACTGATCACTGCTTACGGATTGTTCTCCAATAAGGATGAAGTCGAAGCAGACTTCTTGATTATGGGTCCTGGTTGTGCTACAGAAGCAGAATCTCAAGCAAAAGCAAACTACATCATCTCTGTTGCAGAGGGAAGAAAGGATTGCATGGCTTGCATTGGTGCTCACAGAGCAAACTTGGTCGCAGCACCTGGTGGTGGACTCTTAACTGCGGAGACACAAACCACGAATCTGATCAACTACTTCGGTCCTCTTTCATCTTCGTCTTACGCGACGTTCGATTCTGGATACAAGTACACCTTTGACAGATTTAATAATAAGTTTGTCTACATCCCAACCAACGCTGATGTTGGTGGAATGATGGCAAGAACTGCACTTCTCGCTTTCCCATGGTTCTCACCTGCTGGTCAGCAAAGAGGTGTTCTGAATAACGCTGTTAAACTTGCTTATAACCCAAGCAAGGCACAAAGAGATCGTCTCTATCCTAAGAGAATTAACTCCTTCATCACTTCACCTGGTGCAGGAACATTCCTCTTTGGTGATAAGACTGCTCTCGGATATCAGTCCGCGTTTGACAGAATTAATGTTCGCCGCTTGTTCCTCACCATTGAGCAAGCACTGGAAAGAGCAGCACAGGCTCAACTGTTTGAACTGAACGACGATCTGACCAGAGCGAACTTCAGAAACATCGTTGATCCATACCTCCGTGATGTTCAAGCGAAGAGAGGACTCATTGATTACCTCGTCATTTGCGACGAGACCAATAATACTCCTGACGTGATTGACAACAATGAGTTCAGAGCAGACATCTTCCTGAAGCCTGCCAAGTCTATCAACTTCATCACCCTTACTTTCGTAGCAACGCGAACTGGCGTTTCTTTCTCGGAAGTAGCAGGTAGAGTTTGATCATTAAATTATAAAATAACGGAGGATTTCTAAAAATGTCAACTTTACGCACACTCTCAAAATTCCACAGCAGGCTGCAAGGTGGTGGTGCAAGACCCAATCTATTTGAGGTCCGTCTTGATAATCTGCCCGATTCTGTTAAAAACTCAGTACCCAGAGTAAAGTACGGAAAAACTGAACAGGAAGACTTTGCTATTCTGTGCAAAGCAGCAAACCTGCCTGCATCGAACATTGCTTCCATCGATATTCCCTTCAGAGGTCGTACTCTGAAGGTTGCTGGAGACAGAACCATTGATAACTGGACTATTACTGTTATCAATGATGAGAATTTCGCAATCAGAACTGTTATGGAAGCTTGGATGAACAGTATTGCTAGACTTAGCAACAATACTGGAGCAACAAGACCAGAAGCATACATGATTGATGCTGAAGTTCATCAACTGGGCAGAGGTTATTCTTCAGGTGTTAGTAGCGGTAAGAACTCTTCAACTGCTGGTGATACTAAGGTTACACCTCTGAAGTCATACAAGTTCATCGACATTTTCCCAGTTGCTGTTTCTGCAATCGACCTTTCTTATGATTCAAGTGATACGATTGAAGAATTTACTGTAGAATTTGCAGTTCAGTCCTATGAGTCTCTTAGTTCTGATGCAACTGGCGTTGCTCTGAACTGATAAATAGAACTGATAAAGTTCTAATATAATAATGTCAAAATTGTTTGGGTTCTCGATTGAGGACAACGAACCACTCTCACCATCAGCGGTTTCCCCCGTTCCTCCTAATAATGAGGACGGGGTTGACCACTATATGAGTAGTGGTTTTTTTGGTTCTTATGTAGACATTGAAGGAGTCTATAAAACTGAGTTTGATCTTATTAAAAGATATCGTGAGATGGCACTGCATCCTGAGTGTGATAGTGCCATTGAAGACATTGTAAATGAGGCAATTGTTTCGGACTCTAACGATAGTCCTGTGGAAATTGAACTCTCAAATCTTAATGCCAGCGATGGTATCAAGAAAACAATTAGACAAGAGTTTAAGCATATTCTTGATTTATTGGACTTTGATAAGAAAGCTCATGAAATTTACCGTAACTGGTACATTGATGGAAGACTTTATTATCATAAAATTATCGATCTGAAAAATCCTCAAGAAGGTATTCAGGAGCTTCGTTACATTGACGCAATGAAAATGCGTTATGTAAGAAAACAAAAAAAGAACAAGCAGAAAGATTTAAATAGACTCAATCCTCTGAAAAATGATCCTATGGATTATGATTTTCCAGAGTTAGAAGAGTTTTTCATTTATAATCCAAAGACTGTTGCTGGTAGCAATCCAATGCAAACCAGTACAAATCAAGGAATTAAGATGACCAAAGATTCCGTTGCATATTGCACTTCGGGTCTTGTAGATAGAAATAAGGGATCAACTCTTTCATATCTTCATAAAGCAATCAAGTCTCTCAATCAACTTAGAATGATTGAAGATAGTCTCGTAATTTACAGACTTTCGAGAGCACCTGAGCGTAGAATATTCTACATTGACGTTGGTAATCTGCCCAAAATGAAGGCAGAACAATATCTGCGTGATGTTATGATGAGATATCGTAACAAACTTGTGTATGATGCGAACACAGGAGAGATTCGTGATGACAAAAAATACATGGCAATGCTTGAGGACTTCTGGCTTCCTAGGCGTGAGGGTGGAAGAGGAACCGAAATCTCCACTCTTCCTGGCGGACAAAACTTGGGAGAAATCACGGATATTGAGTATTTTAAAAAGAAACTCTACCGTTCGCTTAACGTCCCTCCCTCAAGAATGGATGGCGAAGGCGGGTTTAACTTGGGGAGATCTTCTGAGATCCTGAGAGACGAACTGAAGTTCACTAAGTTCGTTGGTCGTCTGAGAAAGAGATTCTCTGGCATGTTTAATGACATGCTGAGGACCCAATTACTCCTAAAGAACGTAATTACTCCAGAAGATTGGGAGGTCATGAGTGAGCATATTCAGTATGATTTCCTATATGATAATCATTTTTCTGAGTTAAAAGAAGCAGAATTGATGAATGAGAGACTGTCTTTGGCAGCAACTGCAGAACCATATGTTGGCAAATACTACTCTCAAGACTATGTTCGCCGCAAAATCCTGCGTCAAACTGACATCGAAATCCTTGAACAGGACAAACTGATTGAGGATGAAATCAAGAAAGGTGTCATTCCTGATCCCGCAACTATCGACCCAGCAACAGGTCAACCACTAGATGCAGGGGCAGGTGGTGACTTGGGAGCACCAGTGATGGAACCTGAGATCGATGGTTCGCCAACAGAGGCTCCTGAAATGCCCAAGGGTGGCGAAATATAAATACAAATAAATTTGTAACATGGAAAACATGGATGACCTTCTAGATAATATCATCAGTGATGAATCACCATCGCAAATTAGCGATGCGATCAAAGATATGCTGTACTCAAAAACAGCAGAAAGAGTAGATGCATACAAGCAAACTGCGTCTAATGCTCTTTTTAACGGTAATTCCGAAGAAGAAACGGTCTCTGACGATGAAGTAGAGACCAGTGATGGTGTTTGATTTATAAATAACTATTATTCTTTTCGTTAATTATGGCTTACGTTCGTCACGATGCAAGCAATAATGCAGTAAACCCACAACCTGGGAGTACTACAGTGAACCAATTTTCTGGAAATGAAGGTTGGTCTACCAAAACTTATAAGAATTTTAATGCTGATTATGTAGCACGAACATACAACAGTGCTGCTGGATCTGGAACAAGAACTCCAGGTACTTATCAGCGTCACGATGCGAACAATAATCCAGTTACTCCTGGAACATATCAACGTCATGATGCAAGTAACAACCCCGTAACAGGATAATCAAACAATGAAACTTATCAGAGAAGAGATCGAATCAGTCAAGTATCTTGTAGAGACTACTAAGTCTGGTAAGAAATCACTGTATATCGAAGGAGTTTTCCTTCAGGGCAACATCAAAAACCGTAATGGTCGTATGTACCCTATGGAAACTCTCCGTAAGGAAGTTTCTCGTTACAATGAGTCAAACGTTCAGTCTGGCAGAGCACTCGGTGAACTCGGTCACCCCGATGGTCCTACCGTAAATCTCGATAGAGTTTCTCATAAGATCGTTTCTCTGAAAGAAAGTGGTGATAACTTCATTGGCAAAGCAAAGATTTTAAGTACCCCAATGGGTAAAATTGCAGCTGCTTTAGTCGAAGACGGCGTAAAACTCGGCGTTTCTTCTCGCGGTATTGGATCATTAAAGCAAACCCGTGAGGGTGTTAACATCGTCGGTGATGATTTTATGTTAGCAACTGCTGCTGATATCGTTGCTGATCCTTCTGCTCCTGATGCATTTGTTGAGGGAATTATGGAAGGTAAAGAGTGGGTATGGGATGGTGGCATTCTTC